ATTACGAATGTGTTCTGGTAATATATTAAGTTGTTGAACTGAACCTTTATTCAAAATAATATTATTTTTAATTTGCTCATTCCATAATCCTAAATTTATTAACTCCCTCATTAAATATTTATTAACAACTACAAATTCTCCTGCGAGAGTACGGCGACTGTATAAATTACTTGTAAATGGCTCAAAACATTCATTATAACCAAGAATTTGCGATGTCGAAGCTGTTGGCATTGGTGCAACTAACAAAGAATTTCTTAGGCCGTACATTTTTATCATTTCTTTTAATTTAGTCCAGTCATATCGATTTGACGGAGTTACAGACCACATATCAAATTGAAGAATACCTTGTGACGCAGGAGATCCTTCAAATGAACTATACGCTCCCAATAATTCTTTATTCGTACGGTTTAATATAGAATATTCGTGTTCGTCAATAATATCTAATAATTTATTTCTTGGTCCATCAAGTAAAGATTGAAGTAGTTTTGTTCTTTCAACAGCTATTTCATTACTTTTTTCTAAAGATGCGTGATAAATCGTTTCAAAAATTTGTTTATTAACGTATTTCGCGTCTTCAGAATGAAAAGGAATATCCATTAAAACAAATGTATCTGCCAACCCTTGAACGCCAATGCCAATAGGTCTATGTTTAAAATTGCTCCGTTTTGTTTTTTCGGTTGGATAAAAATTAATATCAATTACTTTATTTAAATTGTTAGTTATAACTTTTGTAACTTGGTGAAGTTTAACATAATCGAATTGTTTTGTTTCTTGATTAACAAACGACGGAAGTCCAATGGAAGCTAAATTACATACGGCGGTTTCTTTATCGTCTGAGTATTCTATAATTTCGGTACATAAATTAGACGATTTTATGGTACCAATATTTTTCTGGTTTGATTTTTCATTACACGCATCTTTATATAATAAATAAGGTGTACCTGTTTCCATTTGAGAGTCTAAAATAGCAAACCATAAGTCACGTGCATTAACAGTTTTCTGTGATTTTCCTTGTTGTTCATATGTTTCATATAGTTTCTTAAAATTTTCACCATATACATCAGATAACCCAGGACATTCGTGTGGACAAAATAACGACCATTTTCCATTCTTTTCTTTAACTCTTTCCATAAATAAATCAGAAATCCATAAAGCATAAAATAAGTCACGTGCTTTCATTTCTTCATCACCATGATTTTTACGCATTTCTAAAAAATCAAAAATATCTGGATGCCATGGTTCTAAATAGATTGCAAATGAGCCGTTACGCTTATTTCCTCCTTGATCAACATACCGAGCAGTATTATTAAATACACGTAACATCGGAACTAATCCGTTAGATGTTCCATTAGTTCCTTGAATATGACTTCCTTTAGCTCGAATATTATGAACATGTAAACCGATTCCGCCTGCCCATTTTGAAATATGGGCACAATCTTTTAATGTATTAAAAATACCATCAATACTATCATTTTCCATTGCTAAAAGATAACACGAACTCATTTGGGGACGCGGAGTTCCAGCATTAAAAAGTGTAGGAGTCGCGTGAGTAAAAAATTTCTGTGACATTAGATCATAAGTTTCTTTAATTAATTGTAGTGCATTAGGGTTATTCATATCGCCGTGAATTCCTACTGAAACACGCATCCACATATGTTGCGGTCTTTCAACAATATTTTTTCCTTTTCTAAATAAATATGCTCGTTCAAGTGTTTTAAACCCAAAATAATCAATTAAATAATCTCTATTATAATCGATCATTTCATTTAATTCACTAAAATATTTACTGACAAAATTCCATACATCTAAAGATAATAATGGTTTATGATTATTATGAACATCATAAAAATTATATAATTCATTTACAACATTGAAAAAATTAGAATCTGTATTTTTTTGATGATTAGAAACGATAATACGACCAGCAAGAGTACCATAATCAGGATTTAATGTAGAAAGAGACGCGCATTGCTGAGCGGCTAATTCATCAATTTTAGTCGTTGAAATTGTATCATATAATTGATCTATTACTTTCATAGCTAATTGTTGATAATTAATTTGTATAAAAGCTTCTTGTCCTAATTTTTTAATTCTTGTTAAGATTTTATCAAATGCGATCTCCTCTAATTCTCCATTTCTTTTAGTAACACGCATATTATTGGTTTCCATCATTATAAATATATATAATAGTTTAATTTTAAGTCAGTTTTTTTAACATTTTAAATAATAAGTTTTTATATAAATCTATATTATATGAAAGATAAATTTGGAATTATTATATTTTTAATAGTAATAATAGCTGTAAGTTTAAGTTTAGCTCCATTTATTTTCAAGATTACAAAAAATAGTGAAGGATTTAGTGGAAGCAATGATTTGACAACTCCAGGTTCTTTTCCTAAGTCAGTTGATGGAGCTATATTAGATGATTTTCCTTTAATAGGAAAAAATAATACATCTGATTATAATTATGATGAAATATGGTGGCATTATCCTGTATTTAGAGTAGGATCTTTTAAACAAATAACTAATAATTTAAAACATCATTATAATCCTGATCAAGGAACTTGTATTCGCGCAGATTTTTGCGGAGCATTATACAATGACAACAAAAACGCCATAACAAATATTATTACACCGTTACCTCCAGCTGAAGAAGGGTCGGGAGCGAGAGTAGGTTATTTCAGAAGTGAACCAAATGAATTATATTTTTCTATTCCAACAAATGAAAATATTTTATACTAAAAATTTAAATTTATACATTAAAATTTATATCTATATTTTTTAGTTCTGGAATAGGAACATCTACATTTTCAGTATCTTTTTTTACGACAGTAATTTTACCAGTTTCTTTATTAAATTGTAATAAACACCCAGAACTAGGTTTTGTTGTATTCTCTAATATTTCTTTTTTTTGTTTACGATTAGGCGCTCTATGTTCATATCCACTAATTCTTTCTTGTTCAATAGTAGTCCATATTTCTTGTAACGAAGAAATATTATCCTTAAACCATTGACGATTTCTACAAACTAACACGCAACTTAATTGGTCTAATTTCCAATAAATTGTTTTCATAAATATATATTTGTACTCTGTATTATTCTGATAATAATCAATAATATTATCTTGCCATTCTTCTATTTCTTGTGGATGAATTAATTCTAATGGTTTATATGAGTAGAATGGTTTACCTTCTTTTGTATGAAAGTAAATAATTATACCTTTCATTTGATTATCTTTTGATAAGCACACATTTTGAAATTCACGTCCTTCTTCATCTTCATATAAATCATTTGAGGTGTCATATATATAAGAATTATAATCTGGGTATTCAGTAAATTTTGTTTCTAAAAAGTCACATTCATCAAGATCGCAAACTTCCATTTGTAGCTGCATTTGAATCCAATATTCTTTTTTAGGAATACCGTCAATTTCACGGTTGACAATATTTTTTATTTCCAACATACGTCCATAACGTTTTGTTTCTTTATCAACATTAATTCCATCAGGAGACGCCCCTAAAAATAAATATGTTTCGTGTTGAATACATCCAAAATCTTCTATTTTAGTGTTATATATATGTTCGTATATATTTACAGATAATGGTTCATATTTTTGTCCCCAATGAAGTGTTGTGTTAACATTTACCATAACAACTTCTTTAATATCTTCTTCAATTGTATCATTATCTATGTATAATTTTTGATTTAATGGTTGACATTTTTCATAAATAAGTTGATTTTTAACATTTTGATTTTCAAATGCTTTATATGCGTTGGATGCTGTGATTAAATTATGTCGAAATTCATACCATTCTTTTGTTCTTTGTGATGGTTGAGGTTTATTTCTTAAAATATTTAATTGTTCATCGATAAAGTCTGAATCAGGGTCTTCTAAAATAATCGTATCTGAATAAGAACGTGGTGGTATATAATGTTTAAAGAAATCATATTTAGCTTGTTCAATTATTTGTTCCATTTCTTCTTCAGCATCATCAGTAAAAAATATATCAAAATCAAATTGTGAAAACATTAATTCTAGGATATTTTCATCAAAAATATCTTCAAAATCAGGTTCAGTAATGATTGTTGGGTTTTCTTTAATAAATTCTTCCATTAAATCAATACACGTCTGATATAATTCTAAAGATTCATCGTCATTAAAATAATTTGAATATTCTTGTGGAATAATTTGTTCAGTAACATCAATTATTATACTATTATCAATCATATCTATATAATATTAGTTTTTATTTTTAAACTATTATTATAATGAATATACTAAAAATAATCAATCATCCTTGTCGGAATCAGAATCATTTTTATTTTTTAAATTTTTAACAGTACCCTGTTTTTTTTTTGGCGCTAATCCTTTTAAAGTAGATACTCTTTTATCTATATTTTTAAGTGTAAAATGATTCGAAGGTTTATTATAAAATAATGCGGGTATATCTTTAATTTCCCCAGTTTCTTTATTATAATTTACGTCTTTAACACGCTGTAATTTTTTTTTATCAAGACAATCTCTAAAAAAAACTATTAATTGTTCATACTCATTTTCAGTTAAATTATTTAAAATTTTATAGTTGTCTGCGAATAAAGATAATTTTTTTATTTTAGCGGTTTTATCTAATTTACTCCAAGGTTCATTTGAATTGGTTATTTTTTCTTTTTCGAGAAATTTATCTAAATTTGCAAGATCACTAGAACAATTGTTTTCAGGCCACGGAATACCATTTAACATCATATTTTTATACTTAAGCGTTTTTAGCTCATTACATTCAGTTGTTTGCATTTCTTTACTCATATTATATTCTATATTGTAAAATTGATTTTAACTCACTTTCAGATAATATATTAAACTAAATATATTCGGAATAATGTTTATATTGATTTTATAATAATATACTATAATATAAATGAACAATAATAATGATAATATAAAAAACATAGTAATAGAAGATTCTCAAAAAGGTAAAATAAAACAAATTAATTACGAAAAAGAAAAAAAAATGAGAGTCGAAACACAAACTTGGGGATTAAATGAACAAGAGTTATCTCATCAAAATCAATTAAATTTTTTAATGTGTGATGAATTTATAGTTAACGATAATAAAGATAAATATATATCAAAGTTAATATCTCACATAAAAAATAAATTATATAACTATAGACAACAAGATATTATTAAAAAAAAAATAGACGAAAACAATTTTGTTAATTTTGAAGAAACTATTAAATTATTGAAAATGAGTAATTTAAAGTGTTGTTATTGTTCTTGTGAAGTTTATATTCTATATGAACGAGTAAGAGAAATGAAACAATGGTCCCTTGATAGAATTGATAATAATATTGGTCATAATACAGGAAATTTAGTTATAGCTTGTTTAGAGTGCAATTTAAAAAGAAGAAGAACTAATAAAGATGCTTTTATGTTTACAAAAAATATGGTAATTATAAAAGAAAAATAAATTTTATATTTATATATATTATTAATGAGCATTTTAAATTCAGAAACATATATTAGTAACAATTTTAGTGACTTCTTTGCTAAAAACAACTTATTACCTTCAATGGCAAGTGTTAGTATAGGTCTTGTTAGTAGCGAGTTTATTAAATCACTCGTGAGTGATATAATCTTTCCGTTAATTGTTTTTTTATTAGGTTTAACTCGTATAAAAATGCTTCAAATACCATTGACTACTAATACAAAATTTAACTTCATTAAATTTTTTCAAAATTTAGTATCTTTAATTATTATCGTATTAACAACATACTATTTTATTAGTTATTTTTCGCAATTAATAATTAAAAAAGAATCTAAAAAAGAACAAAAATAAAATTATAATATTTAGTCCATTTATAATTATAATAGTTGTTACATATAATAATTTAATATTATGATAAATATATCTATTTAAGTTTAATATTATATTATTTAAAAAATAAATATTATAATGTATATTAAATGGAAATGGAGTACAGGAGAAGTATATTATAAAAGCGAAAGATTAAAAAATAATGAAAATTTAAAAGATCAAGAATATGACTCTCAAATAAACGCAATAAATCAATGTTTAGCAGATGAAACGTTTTTTAATCAAGATTCCGAACTTATAAATATGACGAACACAATGTTTTCAAGAAATCAAAATATTAATGAAACACGGCGCGAAGATATCGATACAAAAATAGCCGACAGAGAAATGATTGCGCAAAGAGGAATTAATCCATTTTTACAAACAAGTTATGTAAATGATGTTGTAGCACGTGATATGTTTTTGAAACCAGTAAATACCACATTTAAACGTCCGAAAGAAAATTCCGAAGAAAATTCTGAAGAAAAAGAAATTAATTAAACATTATTATCTAAATATTTATATTATTTATAAAAGTAATAAAAATATTTTTATATATTTCTTATTGGTTCATAATGTCCTCCAGTCCAATAAATATTTATAATTTTGTTATAAGAATTATTTAATGGTATAAATTCAATTGTTTTATTATTATTATCTCTATAATTTTTTACGTTGATACAAAGAGACCAAATATTACAAGCACATTGT